GCGACCTTTCCGGATCATCTAGCAATCCTCCATGCTTGAGATTGATTACTGCCCATTCATATCTTTCCGGAGGAACAGATAAGAAATAAGTTGTATCATCAGTAGTGGGAAGATGTCCTAGACTTTCCCTATCAGATAAGTCACAAGAAACATAATCAAGAAGATGACAAAACTCTTCGGGATATTCACCCAAAGATTTAACCCATGTTTCTCTACCAGGATCTCTTCTAGATGCACCAGTAATCACAAAGTTTTCAGGAAGAAGTTTTTTCTCCCACAGTTTGTGTAGTGCAGGGATCAATTTGCGTTTACATAAATCCCCAGTTGCACCGAAGATTACTATGCCTTTAGTGAGCGGTTCCGTTGCCATCGTATTTGTCGGAGTCGTAGTAGTTATTTTCACCCTTTCGTAACCCGAAATATATTGTGGATAGTACAAAGGGTATGGCGATCCACGTAAGAACATTAGCGAATATCATTAGTCTACATATTTGTCGTAAATTTTACGAATATTTTGAGTGATGGATAACCCACCAACATAGGACTCAAATTCGCCATCATCATCTACAGCAACTAAAACTGGAGTTGCTGTCACACCATACTTCTTTGCCAGATCAATGTTTTCTTTTGACGGTGTAGAACCAACGTCCTCAAGATCAACATATGTAATATACTGTTGACGAGAATCGTTGAGTGTATTCAAATACTTATCGACCAACATACATGGTCCACAAGACTTTTTAGAAAATAAGTAAATCATCTAACGTGGTGTCCTCCAAACATAAAACGCATACCATTTAGAACCTTGGCTGCGAAAGCACCAAGACGGCGCGAGTTAAAACGTTCATAGAGCGCACTACTGATAACAGGAGCGGGTACCCCAAGATCCACAGCAGCATGGACAGTCCAACGACCTTCGCCACTATCTGAGACGCCCCCAGAGAAAGCATCCAACTCTCGGTCACTCCTAAAAACATCAGCGGTAAGATCAAGCAACCAACTGCCAACCACGCTACCACGACGCCATAACTCAGCAACCTCAGCGCAGTCAATATTATAGCAGTAATCTGCTGGATTTTCCATCGGAGCAACCTCAGCATCGCCCTCCTTAACGTATTTCGCCCCAGCATTAGCTTCATGCAGGATATTAAATCCTTCTGCGTATGCTTGCATGATTCCGTATTCAATTCCATTATGAACCATCTTTACGAAATGACCTGCTCCAGGGCCGCCACAATGTAACCATCCTGATTCAGCAGGTGTGATACGGTCTCCGTCATTTGTCCGTGGAGCGGCGCTGATACCTGGTGCGAGTGAATCAAAGATTGGACGGCAGACGGATACTGCAGTATCTGAACCCCCAACCATAAGACAGTATCCACGCTCCAGACCATAAACACCACCACTAGTACCACAGTCAAGATATTGGATGCCCAACTTTGCCAGACGTTCCGCCCTGCGCCTTGAGTCCTTAAAATTGCTATTACCATGATCAATAATAATATCTCCTTCACTACAAAATTGTAGTAACTCATCGAGTGTCTCCTCTACTAATTCTGCGGGAATGACAAGTTGAAAGATACCAGGAACATTACCAGCAAGACCGTCTTGCTTGTGGACTACTTGAACAAGGCCTTCCAGAGAAGTGGTAACTCCACTGACATAACCTGCTTCAAACGCTTCTTGAGCTTTTGCATAGTTCCTCCTGTAACCCCAAACTTCAATACCTTCTTTCATCATGCGGCGAGACATGCCCTCGCCCATTCTACCTAAACCAACGATTCCTACTTTCATAAAACTCAACGAAATTGACAAGGGACGTAACTTTCAAAACCTACACGGAGATCCTCTAACAATCTTCCGTACTCATTGAACATTCTATCACCAGCGATATATGCTCTTTGTCTCATCCATACTGCGTCGATTAACAATCTTCGCTCATGGTCTGAGAGACTTGTGAAACAAAAACTTTTTTGTTCTTCCATATTTTTAATATGCGTTGTTTAAACCCCAAAACACTAATGATGTAATAAAACCAAATATGATTGAAGTCGAAATGATTCGTTTATTCATTCTTCCTCCTCATCTTCATATGTAGACGGTTCGTCAAACAGTTCATTCATCTTAAGTTCATTTATCCTGTTTTGCAACAGTTTGTATTGATCTTCTGATAAATTCTCCATCTTGATCTTTGCTGTTAATAGTGGATCTCCTTTTTGTACATTTTTCATTTCAGGATGTTTCACTTCCGGATGAACTGAATACCCATTACGGTAATTTACAATCATCCAACCCTGCACAAATAAAGTGAGTGCAATGATTCCCAAAACTACCCAAGGCAATAAAAATATTATTTGAGAGTGATGTGTAACCATGGGAGTAGTGGAGGAATGACGCCAATTAATCTCAATAAACCCTCACTAAAAAGTCCGAGAATAAAGAAACCCACAAACATGCTAATAATTCCAGCATTTCGATTGTGTCGTCGGATAGCATCGTCAATCATCCGTTGACACTCATCCTGTGTCACTAGATGTTCAGGTTTCAATTCAGTCATCCTGTGTGCCATCTGATATAGGTTGTCCCATCTTAATATCTATAGGGTCTGGGCGACCCTTTACAATTTCGCAAGCGCGTGTGTAATAAAAGTTTTCGGTATTCCCAGATGCCTCTAGGGCGTTTTTGATTTTCACCCAATTAGAAAAATCGTCGGGGTGCATAGTACCTATTTTTGTGAAATACTTACTAGCTATAATAGTTAATAGCGGGAATTCGTCAAGTTTGTGTTGAAACACACATAGTGTTTAAGAAACTATAAAGATTATCTGACATCAAAGTCCAGTTTTCTTACTTTTCTCTTCCGTCTTTCTTCTTGGAACTGCATATCTTGAGAGGTAAGAACTCCAGAATTTTTTGATTTTTTATTAGAACTCAGCATTACAACCTGAGACATATCGTTTGCTGTTACTTTGTCATCAACAACCATCGTCTGGTTTGGACAACCACAACATTGTACCTTAGAGGTACTGTGCAATTCTCTATTGCACATCTTACATCTTACTTTTAGCATTTTCTTCTTTTTTAAGTTTGAAGTACATCTTGTAATAACGACCCTTCATCTCGTTAAGGACTTCGCTATCTTCAAGAAACCCATGCTTCTTTGTGTGAGCACTTGCTCCCTCTAACTCACTTAATAAAAGTAGGATTTCTACTGCTTTCATATTTATAAACTCCCCCGGCAGGATTCGAACCTGCGACCAGACGATTAACAGTCGTCGGCTCTACCGCTGAGCTACAGAGGACTGTTTCCCTTACGGGAATGGAGAATAGGAGACTCGAACTCCTGACATCCTGCTTGCAAAGCAGGCGCTCTACCAACTGAGCTAATTCCCCTGGAGCGGAATATCGGATTCGAACCGACGACATTCAGCTTGGAAGGCTGACGTTCTACCACTGAACTAATTCCGCGTGACATTACACTTATCCTAATGCTTGCTATGGGGCACATTTAAACCCAACATTCTGACAGTTTGTAATGGAGTAAGACACAATTTCCGTTGTGAATATCCCAAGGGGGTTTATCCCATTGCTGGCACCTTGGTTGGAACGTCTCAAGTTCCTAACGACTCGCGTAGGATTCGAACCTACGACCGACTGCTTAGAAGGCAGTTGCTCTATCCTGCTGAGCTAGCGAGTCAGGTGTGGTTGACCCCTTAATTATACAGGAAGGGGTCAGTCCTGTCAATAATCTGGATAATCGCTCAGATCTTCTTGCTTAAACTTAGGTCTAGCGATAGATGGAACAAGAATATAAGTCATTTCAGACTCGTCTTCAACTCCAATCCACTCATGCCATTCGTCCGCAAAGGACATGGCATCTTCAATACGCTGCTGTTCAATCAACTCTTGGAATCGATTGATAACGAAATCTCGAATCTCATAGAGATCAAGTTCCTTAGTCTGGTCGCTCATGTGGTGTTCTGAGGATGTAGTAATACTAACACGTTCTTGGTCTTGTGTCAACAGTCTTGCTCTCCTCTTGAGGAATGCTGCTACGAAATTAGCGATCAATGCAATCAAAGTGTTTCGCCCTGTACCAATCATACCATAGTCCAACTTTACGTTTTGCTTCAAGGTGTTGTGGATCTCTTGCCCAGAGTTCTACATCTTCCTTAGTTTTCCATTTACTAATAGTAATCTCAACACCATCAACGACCTCAGTATCAATACCGATAAACCCGTCCATGGTCTTAGCACTTGAGTAAAGTGAATCGTTATACTCTTCGTACTCAGGTGTTAAGTTCTTAATCTTTCCAATAAAAAGAACTTCAATCATTTGAAATTACCATAGTCCTTCCTCATGTATCTACCGAGGATATTGCTATTATAGTAAGCAGGACCTCCTGTGTCAAGAGATTCTTGCAAAACGTTATTTAAGAATAACTGTTTGGTTTCCTCAAAATTACAAGATCCCCTAGTAGAGTGAAGACTTAGTATCTCTCTACTAAAGGTTTCTTTTCCAAATACTTTAAGATCTTCCTTTAACTCAGGACAAGACCCATAGTATTTTTTCCAATCAGATTCTTGTTTTACCTTTCGTTTCTTCCCTGGTGGTTTTCTAAATGACCAGAAGTATTTTCTTCCAATGTATTTGCGACCGTTTGAGAGATTTGTAATGAGATAGACAAAACCGAAGTTATCGTCAATACTCTCAGATAAAAAAGGGGTTCCCTCAAAATACCAGGGGTTTTCATAATCGCACAAAACATCTATATGTAAGTCCGATTATTTATTACGAAAATAAGTATCGTACTTATACTTAAGTGCTTGAAGATGCCATGCTTGAGCAAGAGACTTAGGTCCTTCTTCAAGAAGGACCCTCTCTTTGGGTTTCAATACCCAATGCTCAAGGATATATTTTTTCCAATCTTGATTCGTC